GTCAAGAGGCTTTGGAGAGCATGGCCCAGTTGCTGCAAGGCAACCCACAGTTGTGGCAAGTGGCTGGCGATCTGTTTGTCAAGAACATGGACTGGCCCGGTGCCCAAGACCTTGCCAAGCGGTTCAAGAAAACCATTGACCCCAAAGTGCTGGCCGACGATGACGATCCAGCCTTGGCCGCTGCCAACCAGCAGATGGAGGCGATGGCCGCTGAGATGGAGAACATGTTCCAGATGTTGCAAAACGTCAACAAGAGCATGGAAGTCCGTGACTTGGAGATTAAGGAACAGGCCAACCAGATCAAAGCATTTGATGCTGAGACTAAGCGCATTTCCGCTGTGCAGGCTGGCATGACTGAGCAGCAGATTCAAGACATTGCTATGGGTGTTGTGGCGGCTGCGATGGAAAGCAACGACAATATGGTCATGATGAATGAGCAGCGTCAGATGCCCGAGATGCAGCCCGAAATGCAGCCAGAGATGATGCCACCCCAAGGAGAGATGAATGAAATGCGCTGATTTTGTAGGCGAACTGTTCTTGGCCCGCGACGTGGCCCATTCGGTTCACCTGAACACCCGCAGCTTCTCCAAGCACTCGGCGCTGAACACGTTCTACGACGAAGTGATCGACTTGGCCGACAAGTTTGCCGAGGCATACCAAGGCCGTCATGGTCTAATTGGTCCCATCAGCCTGATGAGCGCCAAGAAGACCACAAACATCATTGAGTTTCTGGAGCAGTCCCTTAAAGACATTGAAGGTATGCGCTACGAGGTGTGCGACAAGAACGACACCCCGATCCAGAACATCATTGATGAAATCGTTGGGCTTTATTTGGCAACGCTCTATAAATTGAAATTCTTGGCATAATTGCCGCCATAAGGAGAGTATCTTGGAACTTCTCAATCCCCTCACCAAAGCCAATTTCCCGGCTCAAACCGCCTCTTTCACAGGCACAGCGGCCAACACATCTGGCTGGCCCGCTGGTCCTGAAGGCGTCATGGTCTGGTCCACAGAGCCTTGCTACGTTGAAGTGGGCGAAGGTGCAGTGGCAACCACTGCCAGCACACCGATCCCTGCATTCACACCCATCCCGTTCAAAGTGGCAATCAGCACCAGCGGTCTGTGGCGCGTCAGTGCCATCCAGATCTCGTCTGCTGGCGTGGTGTACTGCAAACCGATGAACACAAAATGAGCTTCCTGGCTGTTCGCAACGCTGTTGGCATTGGGCTGGGTGGCATTATTTCGCTGTTCGGTGGGCGCAACAGCGAACAGGCACAGAGCAACCTTCTCACCGAATCAGGCGCAAACCTCGTGCAAGAAGACGGTGGTTTGATCTTGTTGGAGTAACACATGCCTGCTGTATCACTTTCAATCTTTGGCGGCGTTGGTGCTCAGTTTTTTGACAACAACGGCAACCCGCTGTCCGGTGGCAAGATTTACACCTATCAAGCCGGTACAACTACGCCATTGGCCTCGTACACGTCAAGCACTGGTGTCACTGCCCACACAAACCCTATTGTGTTGGATTCGGGTGGCCGGGTGCCTTCCGGTGGTGAAATCTGGAATCAGTTGCAGCTTTACAAGTTTGTGCTTGAAACCAGCGCAGGTGTTTTGATTGCCACGTATGACAACGTGGGCAGCAGCTTCAACGCCACCGCAATCATCGCCAACTTTACAGGCAACGGCTCTACCGTTGCATTTACGCTGGCAAGCGCGCCCGCAGGTGAAAACTCCACCAATGTGTACATCAACGGCGTGTATCAGCAGAAGAACACGTACAGTGTTGCTGGCGCTGTTCTCACGTTTTCAGAAGCACCTCCAGTTACTTCGTCAATCGAAGTCAACTACGTCTAAGGAACAATCATGGCAGACACCAAAATCTCCGCGCTAACCGCATCCACAACCCCGCTTGCGGGCACTGAAGTATTGCCGATTGTTCAAAGCGGTGTAACCAAACAAGTCAGTGTTGCCAATTTAACGGCTGGCCGTGCAGTTAGCGCAACTCAACTGACCTTGACTACTGGTAATCTGATTGTCGCAAGCGGTCAAGGCATCGACTTTTCTGCCACACCCGGCACTGGCACAAGCGAGTTGCTGAGTGATTATGAAGAAGGTACTTTTACCGCCACGCTTACAAGCGCAACGCCGCCAACAACACCACCAACTGTAAGTTCTCGTTACACAAAAATTGGACAACAAGTTACAGTTACTATTAGATTTAATAATGTAAATACAACAGGCGCTGCGGGAAGGATGCGAGTAACCGGATTACCATTTACATCGGGTTCAATTCTTACTGTTGGACCAACTGTCGGCTCGGATTTAATTACAGTACCTTGTGTTGCCTACACACTTAGCAGCACAGAAATATATTTTTTAAACGCCGCAAATGAAGCTGATATTGCCATTGTTGCTGGAACAGGAAGATATTTAGCCGTAACTCTAACTTATTTTGTTTAAGGACTTAAAATGAGTTTAACAAAAGCAACTTTCTCTATGATCAACGGCGCGTTTGCAAACGTGCTAGATTTTGGGGCTTACAACGATGGAACTAACGCGACTGCAACCACCGCTGCTATTCAAGCGGCCTTAAATAGCCTTTCTGCAAATGGTGGCACTGTATATTTTCCTGTTGGAAATTACGCAGTTAACGCCACTTTGACGTGTCCTGACATTGACCCCGGCACGCCTTACGCAAGTCCTATTCGTTTGCTTGGCGACACAGTGTACGAAACAACGCACGGCACCCGAATTAAATGGATGGGTGGTAACAGTACAATTTTGTACCGCTTGCCTTCTTATGGCGTAATTGAAAACATTTTCTTTTATAACGGCAATGCTGCAACTGGCGTAACTTGCATCGACGCCGTTTCTAGCGGAACTTCTGAAAACAGCCCTAGAACTTATTGCACTAATGTGGTCATTAAAAATTTCTACAAAGGTTTTCAATACAACTACGCTTGGAATCACACCTTCATCAATTGCAACGTAATTTCCTGTTACTACGGGTTTTTGTTTCAAACAGAATGCAATGCAATTGCGCTATTTGGCTGCACTATCGCTTCCTGTACGCGAGGTATTTCAGACAGGGGTGGCACAGGGGCTACTGGCGTTGTTTGGACTGGCGGCTCAATCGAGGGTTGTATTGAATACGGTATTGATTATTCTGATTCAGGCGCTGAATCAAATGGGTGGGTATTTGACGGCGTTTATTTTGAAGCTAACACCAAAACAGCAGCTCTTGCCAAGCACATTACACTAAGAAACTGCACAATCAATGGCGATTCATTGCCAGGTGGCGAACCAATTGAAATTTATGGCTCCCGTGGCGTCAGGATTGAAAGTTTGTATCTTCGTAATTCTGCTTTCACTACTGTTGGCGTGGTTAGAATTTTTGGTACTGCGTCAAACTACGTGAAAAATAGCGTATATCTTGATGTTCCATATTATCGAGAAGCATTGGAATTGTCAGTTAGAGATTACAGAGCAATGCTAATTGATGAAGGTATTTTGGCTTTCACTTGTTACAAAGTAATTGAAACACCGTATATTGACGCATCGGTTGCTTATGAAGATGCTGTTGCAGTTGTTGGCGATCCAATAAATAATGAATTAAAAGTTGTTGCGGCAAAAATAATTGTTGACACGCAAGTTGTAGTTTCGGGAAGTTTTACTGTTGGCGCTGGATTTAGCCCAAACTTCAACCAGCTTGCAGCATACACTTTTAACGCAAACGTCCCCATCGGGATATACGATATGAGTGTTGCTACGCCAGTTGCAATCAATACTCCAACAACTACTTGGCGCTGGTATGGTACGGCAGAAACGTCCGGCAAGTACAAAATGCGTTTGTATCTAATTTGAATTTTGACAAGTGCCTTTTAAGAGGGTGGCAGGTATCCGTGCCAGTGCGGAACACTGGAAAATGGTTTTGATTGGAGTATCAAAATGGCTTTAGAAAAAGTAATCGTAGTTGATCTGATTGAAGTGGCCGAAAACGGCTGCGTTCAAGTACGCACCAAAACCGCCATCAAAGAAGATGGCGTTGAAATTAGCAGCAAATTCCACCGCCACGTTGTCGCGCCCGGCGCTGATTGCAGCGCCGAGGATGCCCGTGTTCAGGCCATCTGTGCGGCAACTCACACTGCTGAAGTTGTGGCCGCATATCAAGCTGCACAAGAAGCCCTTGTTTCAAAATGAACATCACCGCCGTAAAACAGCGCCTAAAAAGCAAAACCTACTGGGTAGCCCTAGTAGGTGCTTTTCTGACTGTCCTTGAGGCCAACAGCGGGTTTATTGGGCAGTTTATGCCTACCGAATATCGGTCATACATTGTCATGATGTGGCCTGTTTTAATGCTCGTATTGCGTGAGTTAACCACTAGCGCATTGTCTGACAAATAAGGCATAATTGAAAAACCGTACCGGTGAGGTTCACCGGGGTTCCAATGGAACATGAAATGACTGATGAAGTCCAAGCCTTAGCGGAAGTTGACTCCGCGCAAGCACCCGAGGTGACGGCCACCACGGATAATGCACAAAATGCGCCGGTAGTAGCTGAGAATCAAGACGGTGGCACCCAAGAGGAAAAGAAGTACTCGCAGGCTGAAATCGACGCGATGATTGGCAAGCGCCTCGCAAGAGAACAGCGCAAATGGGAACGTGAGCAGCAGGCAAAGCAGGCACCCGTGCCAGCAATGCCAACGGATATTCCGACAGCAGATCAATTTGACAGCCCACAGGCATACGGTGATTTCATCCGTGCCGAAGCTGAAAAGCTGGTCCAACATCGGGCAATCCAGAATCAACGCGCTGAGATTGAAGAAACCTTTGCAGAGCGTGAGGAAGAAGCCCGGTCTAAATACGATGACTTTGACCAAGTTGCGTATAACCCGAATCTTCGAGTCACCGATGCGATGGCCGAAACCATCAAAGCGTCTGACCTTGGACCTGATCTGGCCTACTGGCTGGGCAGTAACCCCAAGGAAGCTGAACGCATTTCTCGCTTGTCGCCACTGTTGCAAGCGCGTGAGATTGGAAAAGTCGAAGCTAAAATATCTGCCGAGCCTTTCCAAAAGAAAACATCGTCCGCGCCTGACCCGATTCGTCCGGTAACCGCACGAGCAAGAACCACTGGTGTCACTGACACCACCGATCCTCGGTCTACCAAGACACTGAATGTATCGGACTGGATTGCTGCCGAGCGCCAAAGACAAATCGACAAAGCACGGGCAACCCGCAACCGCTGACCTCCAAAGTCGGGTATTATTACCCGAAATAGGAGGTAAACATGGAAAAGGATAATCAGTCTCTGACTGCGGAAGAACTGAAGCGGCAACGCAACAGGGAGGCAGCGGCCAGATACAGAGAGCGCAACCGGGAACGGTACAACCAACGTATGCGCGATTGGCGTGAGGAGAATCGGGAGCAATCCCGGCTTTTGTCACGAGAATGGCGCAACCGCAAGTTAGCGAATGGAACGCCTGATGAAGTCGCTGCGATACGCAAGGCCGAGTCAGAGAAAACCAAACGATTGCAAGCGGTTTGCAGGGAACAAGTGTATGAAGCCTATGGTGGATACAAGTGCAACTGCTGCGGTGAAAGTGAACCGATGTTTCTTTCGATAGATCATATTGACAACAACGGCGCTGAGGAGCGAAGATCAGGTCTGTACGCAGGTTCTGGTGTTGGTTTCTACCAGTGGCTTAGGAAATCCGGATTCCCTCCGGGCTACCAAGTTCTCTGTATGAACTGTAATACGGGAAAACATAAAAACGGCGGCGTGTGTCCTCACCAGTCTTCATCATCATTTAAAGGAAATTGAAATGTCAAACAGTATTCTGACCATCGACATGATAACTCGCAAGAGTTTGGAGATCCTCGAGAACAACCTCGTGATCACCCGCAACGTGAACCGTCAGTACGACGACAGCTTTGCTGTCTCAGGTGCCAAGATCGGTTCTACACTGCGTATCCGTTTGCCCGACCGCGCTTTGGTCACTGACGGTGCCGCCCTGCAAGTTCAGGACGACAACGAACAGTTCACCACTCTGACTGTCTCCAGCCAAAAGCACATCGGCATCAACTTCACATCCGCTGAGTTGACCATGCAGATGGACGACTTCGCAGAGCGTGTCTTGAAGCCACGTATCAGCCAGTTGGCCTCTACCGTGGACGCTGACGTTGCCAACGCATACAAGACTGTCGGTAACTCTGTCGGCTCCCCCGGCAATGCCCCATCGACCGCATTGGTGCTGTTGCAAGCCCAGCAGAAGCTGAACGAGAACGCCGCTACCATGTCGCCTCGCTACGCTACCGTGAACCCTGCCGCTAACGCTGCTTTGGTCAACGGTCTGTCTGGTTTCTTCAACCCTACAGATGTCATCTCTCGCCAGTTCAAGAACGGCATGATGGGTGAGCAAGTGTTGGGCTACGAAGAAGTCAACATGAGCCAGTCGATCAAGGTCCACACTTGCGGCACCCGTGCTGCTACTGGCAACACCACTGGTGCGAGCGTGACTGCTGAAGGCGCAACCACTCTGACATTGACTGTCGGTTCTGGTGAAACCATCGCTGTTGGTGACGTGTTCACAATCGCTGACTGCTTTGCAGCCAACCCACAGACTCGTGAGTCCACAGGTTCGTTGTTCCAGTTCGTGGCTTTGGCCTCCTCGACCAGCACTACCACCGCCACTGTGACTGTTGCCCCGATGTACTCGGCCAGCAACGCTCTGTGCAGCATGGTCAGTTTGCCTTTGACTGGCAAAGCTGTCATCTTTGTTGGTGCTGCTAGCGGCTCGTTCCCCCAGAACTTGGTGTACCACAAGGATGCCATCGCATTTGCTACTGCCGCCCTGTTGCTGCCACAAGGCGTTGACATGGCAAGCCGTGCCGTTCACAACGGTATCAGCCTGCGTGTTGTTCGTCAGTACGACATCAACAACGACCGTATGCCTTGCCGTGTTGACGTTTTGTATGGCTTCAACACCATCCGTCCACAAATGGCTTGCCGCATCTTCGGCTAAATCGAACCGGGGGCTTCGGCCCCTGCTTTCAAACCACTTTAAAAGGAAATTATCATGGCACTCCCAAACGGCGCAGGCGGTTACCAAGTTGGTGACGGCAATCTTGGCGAAATTAGTTTCTCCAACACCAGCACTCCAGTTGCTTTGACTGGCGCGGCTGTCACTATCACCGCAGCCGATTTGGCTTCTGGTGTGTGTACCATGGACTCAGGCGGCACAGACGCTGGAGCCTATGTATTCCCCACAGGCGCATTGCTTGACGCTGCGTTCCCTAGCCTTAAAGTTGGCTCAACATTTGACTGCGCTTTCATCAACCTTGGTGACAATGCAGCAAACGATGTGGTCTTCACCGCTGGCACGGGCAACACCCTTGTTGGTAACGACACGATCCAAGATTCGCTGACCAAAACCAGCAACACATCTGGCACGTTCCGTTTCCGCAAAACAGGTGACGCAGCGTACTCAATCTATCGCGTTGCTTAATTTTTGAGCAACTGGTAAAACGGGGCTTCGGCCCCGTTTTCACATGGAGATTTGAATGAACATTGTCCTCGTACACCCTGAGTTTGGTGCCAAAGTTGCCACCAACGAAGCTGAAATCGTCAATGATGAAAAAAACGGCTGGACACGGTACAATCCTGACACACCTGTCGAGGTGGCACCCGAGCCGGTAGTCGAAGCGCCAAAGCGCAGGTACACTCGCAAAGTGACCGATCAACCTGTCGAACAGCCCAACGAAGTCCCATCGTTTTTGACTTCGGCAAGCGACGAATCCGAAGGAACTTGAAATGGCTTATACCGCTGGCGACCAAATTAACCGAGCACTCAGGTTGCTTGGTATTCTTGCCGAAGGGGAAACGGCGTCAGCGGCTACCAGTCAGGATGCCTTGACTGCAATGAACCAGATGATCGACTCGTGGTCCACCGAGCGTCTGTCTGTGTTCTGCACCCAAGATCAGATTTTCAATTGGCCCGTGGGCCAGATTAAACAGACCCTTGGCCCCTCTGGTGACTTTGTGGGCAACCGCCCAATCCAGCTTGATGATGGCACCTACTTCCGTGCCCCCAGTGGCGTGTCGTACGGCATCAAAATCATCAACCAGGACCAGTACAACGGGATTGCTGTCAAGACCTCGACATCGACCTTCCCGCAGGTCATCTTCGTCAACAACACGTTCCCCAACGTGGAGATGTACATCTACCCCCGGCCAACGCAGTTGCTGGAGTGGCACTTCATCTCGGTGCAAGAGTTGACGCAGCCTGCCTTGCTGGCAACCGAGTTGTTCTTCCCCCCAGGTTACATGCGGGCGTTTGCCTACAACTTGGCGATGGAGATCGCACCCGAGTTTGGCGTGGAGCCAAGCCCACAGGTGCAGCGCATCGCCATGACCAGCAAGCGCAACCTCAAGCGCATTAACAACCCATACGATGTGATGTCCATGCCCTACGCATTGGTGTCAAATCGTCAGCGTTTCAACATCTATTCTGGAAATTACTAGGAGCCATTATGACTACCATCGCCATTTCAGCACTGCCCGTTGCGACAGTCATCAACGCAGCAGACGTTATGCCCATTGTGCAAAGCGGCATCACCAAGCAGCTTACCAAGACGCTGTTGTTTACCAGTCCTGCGTTAGTCACCCCGGCGCTTGGTACGCCAGCATCCGGGGTTTTGACCGACGCCACTGGCTTGCCTTTGACAACTGGGGTTACCGGCACACTGCCGGTAGCCAACGGCGGTACTGGGGTTACAGCAAGCACTGGGTCAGGTAACAACGTGTTGTCCACCGGTCCTACGCTGGTCACCCCTGTCATTGG